TAAGGGCTTGGAAGCATCTACTGTAACTATTGATTTCCTAAACGACACAGCGTCAGCCAATGTCCTTGCAACACTTCAAGCTGCATGGGGAACAACAGTTACATGTGTATTCCTACAGACAAAGGGAACAGCAGTATCTGCTACTAACCCTCTATACACTGTTTCATTGCTAGTCAATAACACTACAGACATCAATGGTGCTGTAGCAGACATTGGCACTATGTCAATCACATTTACTGCTAATTCAACCATTGCAGTAGCAACTACAGGCACATTCTAAACAACTAAACAAAGGGGCTAATCATGGCAAGACTAAAAATAGTTCGTACAGATGGAAGCGTTATTGAAGGCGAGATTACTCCAGCAGTGGAGTATGCATTTGAGCAATACGCTAAAAAAGGGTTCCACCAAGCTTTTCGTTTAGATGAAAAGCAGTCGGATGTTTATTGGCTTGCTTGGGAAATTACACGCAGATCAGGTGAAACTGTTAAGCCGTTCGGGATTGAGTTTATCGAGACACTTAAGTCAGTGTCTGTCGAGGACTCTGACCCTTTAGCTTAAAGCGCGATTATCCATTCACCTACTTAATAGCTCGATTGAGCATTAGGTTGGGAATCGCGCCACAGCAGTTATTGGATTTAGATAAGACTATGCTTGATGCATTATTGCAAGGTCTAAAGGATGAAGCGAAAGAGGTGAGCGATGCCAGCAAGCGTCAAGGGCGGCATCGCGCTTAGAAAGTCTTTGCGGGCTTTCAGTCCAGATTTAGCCAAAGCATTACCTAAAGAAGTTGCAGCAGCATTGAAGCCAATTACTAAGTCTGCTCGCGGATATTTGCCAGATAATTCATCAATCTTAAGTGGATGGTTGCCTAGAGAAAACTCTCAGGCTCGTTTCCCTACTTACGATGCCAAAATTGCTCGTGCTGGCATTGGCTATAAGACCACACCATCAAAGCCAAATCGCAGAGGCTTTAGATCACTTGCTCGGGTATTTAATAAAAGTGCTGCTGGTGCAATTTATGAGACTATGGGTCGCAAGACACCTAACAGTTCTTTTGTAGAGAATCAGACTAATAAATACAACTCACCAATTAAAGGCAAGGACAAGATGGCTGGTCGTGCCTTGTTTAGAGCCTATGAAGAAAACAACGGCAAAGCCCGACAAGCAGTTTTAAAAGCAATCCAATCTGCTGCCAACAAACTAAACGCGAGAGCAAAGGTGTAACTCATGGCAAACATTGTTATTGATATTGCCGCAGAGTTTGTAGGCAATAAGGCATTTAAGCAAGCAGACACAGCAACAGACCGTTTGACTAAAAATGTCAAAACCCTTGCTAAAACTTTTGGCGTAGCATTTAGCACGACTGCCATTCTTGCTTATGGCAAGGCTTCAGTTAAAGCGGCAGCAGCAGATCAGAAGGCACAGCAACAACTTGCTCTGGCTTTGAAGAATGTAGGGCTTGAAAGAACCGCAACATCGGCTGAGACCTATATTCAAAAACTTCAAAGCGAGTTTGGAATTGTTGATGATTTACTTCGCCCTGCTTATCAGAGCCTAGCTGTAGCAACCCGCGATTCTGCCGAATCACAAAGATTACTCAATCTTGCGTTAGACATTTCTGCCTCAACTGGCAAGGACTTAGGGTCAGTTACAACCGCCTTAGGTCGTGCCTTTTTGGGTAATAACACAGCAATTACTCGTTTAGGCGTAGGCATATCCAAAGCAGATTTAAAAACTAAATCTTTTAAAGAAATTACAGATGATTTGAGTCAGACTTTCAAAGGTTCGGCTAAAGCAGCTTCAGATACTTTTGCAGGATCAATAGCAAAGCTGGGTGTAGCCTCAGCCAATGTTCAAGAAATTATAGGCTTTGGCCTTATTGATTCTTTAAAAACTTTAGGCGGTAACACAACTATTGATGATCTTGCGGATGATATGGAAAGAGCAGCAACTAACTTAGCGGATTTCCTTCGTGGCTTATCACAAATTGGCACATTTGAAATAAATAACAAAACAAAGTCTTTCTTTGAATTATTGCTTACACCATTTCAGCGTTCATTTTCCGCTGGCCCATTAGGAGCAATTACAAGAATTGGCGCAACTTCCCGTAGAGCCAGTGAAGTAGGTGCGCAAAAGAACCCAATTCAATCAGGCTCATATTTAACTAATCAGACTAAAATAACTAAACTTACTATAGCCCAGACTAAAGCAGCTCAAGATCAGTTAAAATTGGCTAAGGCTAAATCAATCTTTGACCTACAGAAAATCCAAATTGAGGCAGCCTTGAAGGGTAGGATTTCAGAAGAAGATCGTATTCGTCTAAAGCTTATGCAGGCTATCGAATCTGAAAACATTAGCCAGATTGAGAAATACACAAAACTGCTTGACGATGCTCAGAAGAACACAGAAAAGTTAGTCAGTACCCTTGCAGGCATTAAGCCTTTAGATGATATTTTTAAGAACTTTAACTTTATGTCTGTCAAACAGCAATTAGATACACTAGAAGGTTATTTCAAGTCTTTTGTTGGGTCAGCAGCTTCTGCATTCAATGCTTTAGGTGCATCACAAAGAGCAGCACTTGGCGGGTTTGTACCATTTGCAGGGGCAACTAACGCATCTTTGGGCATTACATCTACTGGCGGAGCTACAACATCAATGCCATCAACAGTCGGGTTAGGCAAAACTGGTACAGGCAATCAACTCCCAGCAGGCGTAACCATTGCAACAACTGTAAATACAGGTATTGGAGACCCAGAAACAATAGCCCGCGCTGTTGAAGATGTTATTCGACAAGCTGTTGGGCGTGGAACATCGAGTTTGCTGCTACCAGTATGACATGGCTTCCAGAATGGCGTATCACAGTAGGCACTACTGTTTATACAACTGTAACCTCTGTTAATGTTACTACGGGTCGCATTGACATTGATCGGCAATGTCAAGCAGGTTATGCCCGCATGGACATTATTAACTCAACCAATGCTCTTTTTGACATTGATGTAACCGATTCCTTAACCCTAGAACTTAAAGATAGTGCTGGTGTATATGTGCCTGTATTTGGTGGCACAGTCTCAGACTTTAGAACCTCAGTCAGAAGCCCAGAAGAAACTGGCTTCGTTACTGTTGGTTCAATCCTTGCAGTAGGCGCATTGGCTAAATTACCTAAAGCCATATACACAGCAGCTGTAGATCATGACTTAGATGGTGAGCAGATTTCTATCATCCTTGAGGACTTACTGGTCAATCAATGGCAAGAAGTAGCAGCTGCACTTCAGTGGGTTAATTACGACCCAACAACTACATGGGCTAATGCAGAAAATGTCGGCTTAGGCGAAATCGATGCTGGGCTATATGAGATGGATAATCTTCACGCAGCAGATCGCAACACACAGACCTTAGTGACTCAAATAGCCGACAGCGCATTAGGTCTCCTGTATGAGGACAAGCAGGGGCGCATAGCCTATGCAGACGCGGATCATAGAAGCAACTATTTAGCAGCTAATGGCTCAACCGAATTAGACGCAAATTACGCGACCCCATCCAGCGTTAAGTCCATCCTACAAATTGGCAAGATTCGTAATAGTGAAATTGTGCGTTATGGCAATGACTACGGCAGCACCTATTCAGCTACAGACGATGCTTCAATTACTACCTATGGTCGCTATCAAAAGAGCTACGACTCCAATATCCGTTATCTTGCAGATGTCGAGGATATTGTAGAGCGAGACTTAGCCTTGCGCTCGACACCTAGAACACAGCTTGACCAGATTACTTTTAGACTCGATAACCCTACAATGCCATCTGCCCAACTAGACGACCTTATCAACCTGTTCTTTGGCGAGCCAGTAGTTATTACAAATCTACCCTTTAACATGTTCGAGGGGTATTTCTCAGGCTTTGTAGAGGGCATTTCACTTGCAGCTACACCAACTTATGTTGATGCAACTATCTATGTCTCACCTACAGACTTCTCACTTATTGCCCCAACATGGGCGACAGTAATCCCAACCAATACCCTTTGGAGTGGCGTAAATGCTACACTACAGTGGTCTAAAGCGATCGGAGTAATAAACTAATGGCAACAACAACCCCTAACTTTGGTTGGGCAGTGCCGACCAGCACTGACTTGGTCAAGGATGGCGCAGTAGCCATTGAGACCCTAGGCGATTCAATCGATGCATCTTTGCTTGATCTTAAAGGTGGCACGACAGGTCAGGTACTTGCTAAAGCATCTGGAACAGACATGGACTTTTCTTGGGTTGCGATTGACCCTCTCGTAATTTTAGATGCTAAAGGCGATTTGATTACTGCAACAGCAGCCGATACACCAGCCCGCCTAGCGGTAGGCACAAATGGGCAAACACTCGTGGCGGATAGTTCCACCGCAACAGGCTTGAAATGGGACACGCCTTCAAGTGGTGGTTTAACCTATGCTGCTTGGACACCAACAACAACAGGCATTACTGCGGGCAACGGAACAACTGTTGCACGTTACGCACAAAGCGGAAAGTTTGTGACAGGAAGTTTTCTTTTTACATTAGGTTCAACATCATCTATTACTGGGGCAGTTTCTTTCACCTTACCAGTCACGGCTAAATCTACAAACGTTCTGATTGGAACTGTGTCGTTTTTAGATGCAGGTGTTGGTTACATTGTTGGGCAACCTTTACAATCAAGTACAACAGCTTGTTATTTAGAAGTTTTAGGAACAAATACTCTACCTGTAGCATCACAAATTAGAGTATACGAATATTCATCCAATGCAGGTGGTAATGT